AAAGGCCGCCATCCAGCCACGAATATGCTTCTGTGTGATGCCTCAGCCTTATTTATTTCTAGCTGCCCTTTGGCAAGCTCCTGAGCGTGGCGTTCAGCCATTGTAGATATTTCGTGAGCCAGCTTGTTCTTCTGGTCTTTATCCTCGACAAACTTGCCGATGATTTCTGTGGCTGGGCCGATTAGTGCTTGCAACATTTATTTACCCTCGTGTGACATCCAGACGGCAAAAGCACCAGTAGCCGCGCCGACTATGGTGCTTACAAACGCTGTCTGTTGTGTGGTGGCAGTGACGCCTAAACTCATAAACCAATCGCATACGTTCCAAGCCATTATAGTGAATGCAAGCATCATACCGCGTGGAATTATCTTATACTCAAGTATCGTTTTGCTCATTGGCTAGGTCTCTCATACGTTCTACTAACCGCTTGGCGCGATTCGGAACTTGAGTATACCATTTGCTGTCAACCATTTCATCTGCTGCCTTATGCCAGTTACGAGCATCAACGCCAGCCTTCATACCGACAAAGCGAGACAGGCGAGGGTAGCCAAGATTGAACATCATATTGGCTACGATATGCTGGCACTCTTCCGGCAGTTCATCGAAGTCATCGTACAACCGGCGGCAGTCTTCCAGCGTTACCAGGATGTCCAGATTAAACGCCTGATGCACCCTGTCTCTGCTGACAGGCGTGCCAATAGCCATCTTATGCTCTGGATCATTTTCAGTAACTAAGTGACCTATTCCGAAAGTTTTGAGTGCTAGATGGTCGAGGTACAGCTTAAACTCACACCCCTCATCAGCAACTATTTCGTCACGCAGTTTGTCTATTTTCATTGAAATCCTCGTGTTCGCCTTGCATTAGCTTAGACGCAGTAACGCCAAGCTGGTACAGAGCCTCTGTCAGAGTGTTCTCACTAGCCTTGCCACGACCAGTCATAAATACCTCACAAGCCTCGCCTGTATGCGGGTGAAAGCTAACTGTTACTGCTAGACCTGCACCGATGTCTGTTGTTACGCAAGGGCGTCTGTTAGGTAAGTTCATTCTGTAACTCCTCAATGGTTTTCTGCCACGAATCTGACTCAAGGTCTGGGTTCTCAAAAAAGGCAGGAGTGCGGTTCATCCGCTTTACGTTTATAGATGATACTGTCAGGAAGAACACTGATCTTTGCTCAACCGACACGAGTGCCATTATGTCAAAATCTGACCTTATTGGTAAGCGTTTATTTCCACCAATCGACACGTTAAATTCTAATCTGTATTTATTGCCTCGACTAAACTGGCAGGATTTAACTTGTACCAAAAACCTTTGCCCGGTGTCTTTGTTCCAAGCAACCAAGTCAACTGAATCTTGGCTAGCTAGAGCGACACCCCAGCCACGCTGTAAGATAGATGCGGCTGCTAGATATTCTGCAACCAGACCAGCGGTACTGTTGCTAAGTTTGCAATCCGCTATATATTTATTTCCCATTAGGCTCCACAACGTCTATAAGACGCTCCAAGTACCAGCTAGCCTTACGCAAATCTTGCGGCGGGTTTTCTTTATGCTCATAACGCCAGATGTACTTGATGATTGAGCCTTGCAGGTAATACTTATAGCCATCACCTAGCGCAGCTTTGATTGCGTCAATGCACTCCACCTCACCGTTCTTATAGTGAGGCGGATGGTTTACCAGGTCACTCATCAGGCTACAAGCTGTTTAATTTTAGCAATGTCTCTGTTTATTTTTGTATTTAGTACATTACGTTTGGAAATATTTTTTATTCCGTAAATGACAGAAGTATGGTCTCTGTTCATTGCTCTACCTATTTGTGGGAAGCTCATTGTTGTTGTTTCACGAGCAACATACATAGCCATCCACCTAGCTATAACGTATTCCCTTTCTCTGCGTGTAGACATAATCTGTATTCTAGTAACACCTGTCACCTCTGTTGTTGCGTTGATAATCTTGTCAATGTCAGAGGCTGTCGAAGTCTGTTCCGTAGTCGTGCCGAACAGCGTTTTCAAAATTCTTACTAAAACATTCATATCCACAAAACTCCTTTTTTGCTCCATTAACTATGGCTGGTGTGGTCATCCAATCAAACTCTTTGTCGCAGAAACTGCACTTGCTCATTCTTGAACTGACAATTTTCTTAGGTTTTTTTCTCTTCCACATATCCAGCGCCCTTGATTAAATCGGCTGGTAGCCAATTCCACGTTATGGAACCATACCACCAGCCTAGCTATTGTGTGCGTAACCATATCGGCGCGCACATCAGCGTTTATCATCCGTTAAAACGGAATAGCGTCATCCATATTGTTGCTTGCACCGTTATTCGCTGGCGCTGCCTTGCGGCTGCCGTCATCCTCTTCAACCACAAAGGACAGGAAGTCGTTGCCCTTCTGGCTGGTTTTGTTCCAAGCAGAGATGCGGTACTTGGTGCCGTCAATCTCCATACTGCCTGTCATATCTGGACGCTTCGGGTTATCGCCCTTGTCATTTGGGAACAGGACGCCCCTCAAATTGTTGTCGTAATCAGCCATTAGCTGCTAACTCCTTTTTGCGTTTGGTAAACAAACTGTTGTGCTGTCCTGCCGCTGGCCCCAAACGGCTATACAGTTTTTTTAGTGAATCCATATCGGGGGCTAATGCAATCTCCTGCTCTATAGTGAGAGGTGAAGCAATCTTCTTGGGCGTTTGCACCTCATCAACCGGCTCAGTAGTTCGGTAAGACAAAGAAGGTTTGGCTGACGAGGTGCGCCCTGATACTGGCGTCTGCGAAGGGCTGCCCCCGCTACCAGCGTCAAGAGAAACTGGTAAATCTTCACCAGCATAGATGTAGCAACCAAGACCAAGTGCCGCGATGGCCTTCACCATACAGCGTTGCAATGAGGCGTTTACCTCAAAGCTATTTGGGTTCTTGATTGGACGATTAGCGTGATTCAGTACAGGCATAATCTCTGTAGCTGATTCCAAAGCCGTAATGCTCTCAGCATTATTCTCCGGCATAATCTTGATGGTGACGGTCACATACGCATTGCCGTCTGCATCAAGCATATAAGGCAGGTTATTGCCGTTTACTTGAAACAGGTGCTTGGTGTACTGCGCTGTCGGGTAATGCTGCTTTAGAATGCTCCAAGCCCACGCCCACGACAAATAGGTGAATCCGTTTTTCTTCTCAACGTGCTTTGAACAATCAATAGCACTCAGTGTGTTCCATACGTTAGACATTGTTCCATAACTCCTTTGCTTCGCTTACGAACTGGTGGCTCCAATAGAACGGATGATTAAAGTCCGGCTCCATTAGACCTGCTAATGTTTTCGGGTCTGTGCTTACTGCCAGCAGGTTCTGGCGGGTGATTGCCTTGCGTCTGATTTCCTCAATAGCAAAGTTCAACACATCCTCAGACATCTTCTCGCAGTTATCTGAGTTGTAGATGACACCCTCAACCGATGACACATACGCAATGTTAGGCGTGGCACCAGTGGCCTTCCAATAGACCGCCGCTTGCAGGATATGCTCCCACGCTGGCTCTTTAGGCAGTGATGCCTTAGTCCAGCTTCTTGTGCCGTCCTTCTTAACCATACCCTGACGCGGTGCCTTGGTCTTAATCTCAGCCAGTGACCCATCTTTGAACAGGTCAACAAAACCCATAACAGGCACCAGTACGCCATCTAGCATCAACTCGATTTTGCGCTCTTCTTGTGCGCCACTAAATAAGGGAGATAGTAAGTCGATGCCAACGCTAGAGGCGTCTGGTATTAGTTCGCGGAACTTGTCGCGCTTGTCTTGTGATGAATTAGCCGGATGAAAATCATAGCCAGTCAATGCCTCTTCTACAGCTTCATCAATATCCTGACCGTGGCACACGGCTGCTTGAATAACCTGATGCACCGCTGTACCGAATGCGGCATTCTCACCAACGATAATCTCGCGGCGTTTATCTTTTGATAGGTAAACGTAATCAAACATCCAGTTAGCCAATGGACGATTTAATTGGCTTGGACTGAAATGGTAAACACCTACCGATTTCATCTTCTCTAATAAGTCTGTCATTCCCTAACTCCTTGGGTGCCGTTATTGGCTTGATAACCCTTGGTACGAAATAATGATTGACCTGTCAACAATAATTTTATACAGATTAACACATTGTTAATTTTAATTTGCAGGAGAGTCACTTGAAACTGGCAGAACATATGATGAAACGAGGGATGACACAGAGCGAACTAGCGCGTCATCTGAATGTAACTAGGGCAACTGTAAACAACTGGATATATCGGCGCACACCGCCTTCCGGGCAAAAGATGATGGAAGTTTATAAGTGGTCAGGTGGCAAGGTTGGTTTGAAAGATTGGTGTGAGGAATTTTATGATGCCTAAGAAGTGGAGCAATCAATATGGATACGGCCCGAATCCAAAAGAGGAGTGGGAAAGACACGCTGAGATGTTCAAGGATTCACCAAACTTTGAGGATGACCCAACCGCTGCATCTGCTGACACTATCGGCAGCTACAATCAAAAGAGTGTCGGTGAAAACGGCATATTGAAGGGTGATGATATGGGGGATTACGGCGACAATGGGGAGAAACCTCAGTGACAAACGGACGTAGAAAGGGAGCCAATTTTGAACGTGAACTTGCTCGTATGGCTATGGATGAACTTGGCATTGATGATGTCAAGCGAGACCTAGAGCAATACAGGGCAGGCGACCACGGCGACCTGATTGGCATTGATGGTTGGACTGTCGAGGCAAAGAGGTATGCTCACGGCGTGACACACAAGGATGAGTGGTGGTCACAGGTGGAACGTGCCAGTGATGCGTCTGGTACTGAGCCGGTGCTT